TGCGTTACCGCCGAATCCCTGGCCTGAGACTCTCTAAACTCTTTGATGCCTTCAGCTACGCGAAAATCGGCCCTTGCGTCCACATATTCCTCATACGTCGAGAAATCGTCTAGCTTGGGTTCGCCTGCTGCCTTTGGCGCTTCGGGTGCTGGAGTCTCAACGATCTTCCGTTGTAACTCGTGGTTTTGCTCCTGAAGCTGATCCGCCCGCCGTTGCTCCTGTCTCCAGTTACCAGTCAACTCGTTGATGCGCTTTTGAACCCCTTTGGCCTCTTTCTGAGGTTGGGGCTCGGCGGTGACATCTTCCGTGGAGGTAGGCGGGGTCTCCGTAACGCCTTCACCAGTAGTGACCTCTTCGGTCGGACCTGCGTCCTCGATCTCGCTCATTGCACCCTTCGGTGAATTTATCGGCCCTGCTAAGCAGGTAGGGGTATTTTCGCTAATAGTTGGCGAATGTCAAATGGGCTAAGAGTTGGTCAGAGCGCTATGCCGCCAACGGCCTTGATGAGCCCCTTCGATCGTTCGGGTAGTTGGTCCCACATCGCATTGGCCGATTCGCGTACAGGCAAGGGGATCTGATCGATGCCGCGCTCGATGTCCTCTGTGAAGGTCTCTATGCCTTGGCCTAAGGGTTCGAGGTAGGGAATGGCCGCTGGGGAGGGTTCATACTGGATCATGCCCTGGAGGGCTTCTGCACCTGCCTCAGTCGCCGCTGGGTCCATGTAGGGGTTCATGTAGCCACTGATGCGGGACAGGTCGCCAACCACACCACCAACCATGCCGGAGCCCATAGCCAGGCCAGCTTCGCCCAAACCCCTGAGATGGTCCCATATGTCCCGCTTCTCGGCCCTTCGACGGTTGAAATCGTCCGTCATCGTCTGGATCTCTTCTCGTGAGGCAGATAGGGCTGATTCGGCCTCTGAGAACTCGCTTACTGCGTATGCGCCTGCACCACCAGCCCCGGCTAACGGCGCAAGTAGCCGGGGGTCTATCATCCCTTTCTCGATGAGGTTGATCATTTCGTCATCGAATACGACGAAGTTGCGCTCGTTCGAGGTAGCGCCTTTGTAGGTAATGCCGGGGATGCCGAGTTCGCGCAGTTGGGCTGATGCCTCTACGTCGTCGCCTAGCGACTGGTAAAGGCTCTGCCCTGACAATTCTTGCCGATTGTCTGCAATGTCGTGGATTTGATTATGGTCTGCATCTGGTGCAAGCCTGTACAGTTCATCCCAGTCTGCCTGTGATGCGTCACCCGTTCTAGCTGACTGTGGGCCGCTCAGCATTCGTTCTGCTATTGGGCGAGCCTCATCTGGCAGCGACCCGATATAGCCGCGTTCAATGACTTGCTTGGGAACGTCCATTCCCTCACGTTGGTAGTACCCGATCAGCGCCCGTTGCTGCTCCGGGGTGTTGTCTGCCCACTTCTCAGCAAGCCTACCCAAAGGCCAAGTGGCCTCGTCTGCGGTCTCGTATGCGCTTATCCAGCTATCAGCCTCTCCGTGGTCAGCTTTAGCAAATACCTCCCTGATCTTCTCCGGTTGCTCACTCAGCGGCTTGTCCCAGTCCAGCATTAGGGATTCGTCTGGGATCTCGGCGCGGTAGAGTTTGCCTTCTTCGACCTTCTTGGGGTTCAGTTTTTTAAGGTCATCATATGCCCTCCCCACCAATTGATGATTGGTCAACTTCCCCGTAATTACCCGCTCCGGTCCTTCCGCCGCGATAGCCTGCTCTTTGTTTAGGCCGCGCCATAAAGCGTGTTCCGCATGGTCAACATACGCAGTCGCCATGTGAGCGTCTAAATTATCGTCAGGAAACTCCCATGTAAAATCGTAACCCATTTGTTGCTTTGCGTCGGTGGCGTTGTCAAAACCCTCATACTCCATGCGTGAGTCAGATAGCGCATCCCTATAAAACCGCGCTATCTCTTCCTTCGATGTGAAGTACAGCCCATGCCCATAAGCCTGAGCACCTTCACCTGTGCCGATCTTGGCTGTCGAGAAACGCCCTTGCGGGTATTCCTCGATGATTTCAAGGTTCTTTGCCTTCGCGTCAGCAAGCGTCACGTACATCTCGCCGTTTGGTGCCTGGATACTACGGATTGATTCCGGCAAGCCTTCTGGTGCGCGAACCTTTGCCATAGGCGGGAAGTCGTGCGGCGATCCGTGATGGACTTGCCGTGTCGGTATTCCCTTCATCTTGGAGATTGTGCCCATAGGCCCGGCCTCTGCGTCTTCGGACAATAAGCCTGCGCCGATAGCAGCGCCGCCAGTGCCAGCTAGGATCTTGCTGGAGCCTGATTTGGATGGGTCGAATTGGGCGTTGGGTGAGCGGATATTGGAGGGGTCGAATACAGCCAAGTGATCCCCAGGAGGCAATCCGCCCATCGTGTCTACGCTATTTTTGATCAGAACTGAATCGTGGCCTAGCCGCCGCGCGTTATCGAAGGCTTGCAACATATCTTCGCTTGATACTCCGGCCTCCCACACATAAGGATTATTTGCGCTTGTGACGAGTGGCATAATATTCTCGCCGCCAGTTGTAGCATCCCCTAACTCCAGTTCCTCCCACTCAAGCTCTAGTCGCTCGTACTCTTCCCAGTCACCACGAGCCTCAGCCGCTTGCTGCCTTCTTTGCAGTTCTGGAAGTTTCTCCGCTATCTCCCGCTTATTCCGCCGAGTTACACGAGCGGCCTGAATCGCGTAATCGCCAGCGTGATCCGGTCTCGCCGCCATAAATACAGCGCCCTCGGTGCTAGGGTGGCGGGTAACATCACCGCTATATCTTGGGTCAAACGAACTGATATCTTGATTGGTGCCGTGATACCAGACTTGCTCCCCATACCCCTGCTCTTTGGCTCTCTGGAGGCGCTTGGCGGCCTCCAACCCATCCAATATGCCTTTGCCTACCGCAGACTTAAACCCCACCCAGGGTCTCCAGCAGACCAGCCAGACCGGATTCTACGGTGTCGTTCTCAATGTCCTGGGCACGAGCGTCCTGTATGTCTTTGGCGCCTTTCGCTCTCTTGCTCATGGTCTCAGCCTCTTTGCCCTCGACCTCAAGCCGGAACATCATTTCCTCTTTCTGCTTGGCTTGCTCGGCCTCCTGCTGCATCTGGGCGCGCTGTTCCTCGTCCATGTCCTCATCATCGGCTATGCCTGGAGGCAGCAGTTTCTTGAGTCGATCGGCAATGTCATCAGCACCAGGCCAGTCCATATTCTTGGCGATGAGATCGCCGGCAACCTGACCAGCAGCAGGCAGCGCCTGCACAAACTGGATCAGTGAGGCAGCGGCCTCCATTCTCTTGGTGGCGTAGGAAGGTCCGACAGATATGGTCACATCGTACTTGCCAACCGTGATGTCGTTGATGATCTGGTCGTTGTCCACAAAGTTGATCGGCGTCATGGCGACCGAGTCATCCTCTCCCAAAACCCGTATCACCCTCTGGGTGTCGTAGATCCTGGGGATAATGTCGATCAGGACACGGCCCGTGTGCTCGATAGAGGCAGACAGGTTGTCGATCCATGCGAACGTAGCGGTGTCGCCCTCTCGCTGTCTGGCGATGATGGCGCGACCCGAGGTCTCGTTCCCTTGAGCGCCCATCGAGGCGTCGAACATACCCATTGTGGCTTTGAGGTCTTCAATAGCCTGCTGGCTCTGCTGGATCTCGGAGGCGTTCACATAGGCGGGTTCTTGTCTCTTCGGTGTGAGCCCGGGACTCATCTCATCGACGTTGTATGGAAGGTATGGGCGGTTGGCTGTATTGGCCTCGTTCCAGAACTTCTCGTAGCCCTTGACCATGTTGGCCGTAACCACGTAGGGCGACTTGGGGGCGAGAGAGACTTTCTCAGCAATGGTCGTTTGCCAGTAGTTGTACATCCGCATGGGGTCTTTGGCGTACCGGATCAGACTCCGATATCTGACTTGATCGCCAACCCACTCTTCAGGACCAAAGCAGGGAATGATTGGGATGTATTTGGATGGGAACTCGCTTGGCCCTTCTAAGACTTTGTGCCCGCTCATGAGGTATCGAACTACCTTGTGCGTCTTGACTCGGCGAGTCTTGATAACTGAATCCAAAGCGGCTTCTGGTGGTTCTTCCTCGGTCGTGATCGGTCCAAGTTCGGGGTGGTTGATGAGGTAAAGCGTCTTCTCTACGGGTTCCTTCACCCAGTACTCGGCAAGTCTGACTCTCTCATCGGTCAGCCAGTGATTGAATGCGCCAAGCCTTCGATATTCTCCCATCCAGTCTGTGGGTGTGTCATCAGGATACTTTGCCTCGAACATCTCCTTGGTGATCCACTCCGACACAAAGCACCACTGGGCGTCACTCTTGTCGTATTCCTTACAACCCGGGTCCCAATACACCGCAAAAGGATTCACGATCCGCTTTATCCGGATGTCCTGCTCGAAGGCATCATCGGTCGTGTACTCAGTGACTACTCGCCATGCGCCCCTCGAGCCAGTGACGGCATGGGATAAGCCGGTGATGTAAGCCTGGGTAGCGCGAGACTGTGACTCGATGTTGCGAACGAGTCCTTCTAAGACTTCGGCACGGTCTGGATCTGCGCCCTCATCGACGGGGTGAACTTTGATTGAAGGCTTGTTCTGCCGTGCGTCACCCAATACCTGCTCAATGAATGCCGGGAGTCGGTTGAACGTGAGACACGGCCGCTCTTCTCTCTGCCGCGCCTGCTCGATCTCGACAGGCCACTGATCGCCAGCAGCAAAGGATAGATCCTCTTCCATGAACCGGCGGTCTTCCCGCTCGAACTCCTGGGCGTTGAGGAACCGGACCAGAGCGTCTTTGTGGATCTTTTCCAGCTTTTCGTTTTTAGCCATCTAACTCAACCATGATTACCAACAGAGCCAGCATTCGTTCATACCCTCGCGCCTTGTGCAGCACCCGCCACTCTGCCCAGGCAAGCACGGAATCCTGAAACGCTAACCTTTCGCTGTAATAGTTCATTTCACCTTAATCCAATCATGCACTGCACCATTATCGTCTACGATGGCCCGATACTTCCCCGTGTTTTCTGGCACTTTCGGCTCCGCAGGCCGCATTCTGTTGTTTTTGTGCGGTGCGATCTTAGGCCTCCACGGAGGTTTTAGGGCGTCATGCAGCAATAACTGCCCCCCAATTGTCATCCCATCTTCCACCCTTGCCCAGTTTGCGGTATCTCAAAGCGGCTTGCGTCCAGTTCTACAGGCACCTCATGAGCGACACACATCAGACCAAATGCGTCGGCCCCGTGGCTTGCCCAGTCGTGCTCTGCACCCAAACCGATATTCCTCTGCTCGTCGGTCTTCTCATGATACCACCCCAGAGCCTCTAAGCCTCCCTGACAGGTTTCCTCATTGAACCACATCTGAGGGAACAGCTTTCTGCCTTCCTCGATCCGTGCCGCGGCAGCGCCTTTGCCCTGGTTCGGTATGACAGTGACCTTGTAGCCTGCGCCCTTCAGGGAACTCTCGTAGGAGACATCGTAGACCCGGTCGTTGGTCTTACCGTCATGAGGCAGCCATATCTGTGCGTTCTCCGGTGTGTAGCCTTGAGAGCGCATCCAGGCAACGTGAGAGGCTAATGGCTGGCCTTGGGTCTCGTAGTAGTTCAAGACCCTGATCTCCTGGCCTACGAACTGTGCGACCCAGAACACAAAGGCATCTGACTTAGCGCCGGTTCCGCCGATGTCGGCAAAGAGTCGGTACGTCAGTAATGGGTCTGGGGCCACCCTGCCGATTCGATGGGCAAGCCGTGCTTCTGCGATGCACTTAGCGTAGTAGGCGCCCTCGGCTATCGAGATGTAGCCACCCTCCCAGATATGGTCGTACTGGTCTGGGTCGGCCCTGAGGCAGTCCAGGCGCTCTTGTTCGAGCACATCAGGGAACCAAGGATTATCTGACCAGTTCGCCTTTATGACTGTGGCGTCTGTGGGGGTTTCACCCTGGCGCAGCATCACATCAACGGGGTCATTCTTCCTGCGTGGATTCCACGAGTACCAGAGTTCAGAGTCTTTGCCCCGGATCGTTGGACGCAATAGCGCGTTCGATCGGGATGAGAGGGTCTGGGCTTCCTCTACCCATGCGCGGTTAAAGCCTTCGAGTGATTTGATTGATTCGGCGGTGTGGTCTTGCATCCCTTGAAACACGATGATTCCATCGCCCGGGGTCTCGATCACATCCTTGAATACCTTAAAGCCATTGTTCTCTACGCCAAAGACCTCGATCTTGTCCTCAATGAGGCGTTTGGCTGACTCTCTCAGGGACTTCTGGACTTCTCGTATGCAGACAGACCGCAGCCCCGGATGTAGAGGGAATCGTCTATCAGCTTCTCTGCGAAGAAGTGAGACTTGCCAGAGCCTCGACCACCGAAAGCGCCCTTGTACCTGGAGGGTTCGAGTAACGGCGCAAACGCTGCG